TTTCTATTAAATCAACTCTGTTATGAGGTTGATATACCATTTTGAAAAATTTAGATTGTATACTGCCCAATGTAGCCACACTTAAATCTAAATTGTTGACTAGTTCTTTAGCATAAAAATCTAATCGTTCAACAACATCGACTTCTTTAACTTGACTATGCCACATATCAGTCAAATAGTCAAAATCTCGCACATTACGATAGTCCCAATCAGTTAAATTGGTCAAGTAACAGCCGTGTCTGGCGCCCATCATGGCCCATACGCCGTTGTCAACATCACTGCCAATATTACACCAAATCATTAGTCTATGTAAATTTTTCCAATGTACGCCTTCTTTTACAGTGACTTTGGTTAGCTTGGCACCGCGGTCTAGACTCATTTTTACACCTTCTCTAAACCCTGCTCGCCATGCTTGAAAAGGTGTGGCATTGTTATGCACATCACTATAACACCCATTCATTTGAATATATTGATTATCCCAACAGAAATCAACCTGACCTACGCTATCTTTAGGATCAGCATTTTCGTGTGTACGCATATTCATCACAAAGTCCACGGTCCAACATTTCAATCCGCCATTGCCATACATTAGACCATTGATAATATTATAACCACTCCAACTGATTACGCTGTTTTCTAAATTGGGATATTTGGCTATGTCTATTTCTATGTTTAGAAAATCTGGACGAATTATATTGTCGCCGTCTACTGTGGTAAATCTTGGAGTTTCGCTTAATCGAGCACAGGCTTTATGGGCGCTGTCACTGCCTTTGACTCCATGTACACGTTTGGCCCAAGGTACTTTGGTCAATAAATCTGCATAATTCTTCTCAGCATTGGGCTCATCATAACTGAGATATATGATATCATAATCGAGTGGTCTGAATATTTTTGTCATATTTTTGTTCTAATATATTGATATTTTTCAAAGATTTTTCTTGCATATACACTAACTCTAACTTCGTCTTTGTCTATTTGATCAAACGGTAATATGCAATAATAGTTATTAATTAACTCGGTCATAGGGATACGTAATGTTTTATAAAGTATGTTAGGATCGTTGAATTCTGTTACATAAAACTCATATATTTGATCAAAATATAATTTTTTACTTTGTAAAGATCGAGCCAATGAACCATTAATGTATACTTTCCAACAAGTATCTGTGTAATCTTGTACAACAGTAATATCATTAGTGGGATCATATTCTAAAGGAACACTAGTGTCTATTAAAGGAGTAAATTGAAATATCACATCATGAATACTGTGCAATACTTCTTCCTGTTCATCTAATCTTATAAACGCATAATCCTTAGAATCTGGACTGAATACAACTTTATAATTACGCATAACGTCTGTGCCTTCTAGTAAGTTTTTAACTTGACTAAAAGTCACAGTAACAGATGGCAATGTTTGATCATTAGCCATATTGGATATGCCTTTTATTTCACCAGTTTCAGGTTCATAAAAGACAAATCTAAAATCATCTTGTTTAATTTTATTATCGTAAGATTTTAAATCTTCTTCAGTAATATCCCATTCTACTTGTAACAGCATTTAACTTATTCCTGTAATTTTTTCTAATTGATTTATTATATGGTCTGTTAAAAAACTATATTCTGTATAGTGAAATAATCCATGTTGTTGATAATTGCCTATTTTAAGTTCACAATTTTTGTTAAAATATGCCCCAATGCTATCTTGCCAAGATTCAGTAGGGCTCTCCCAATTTTGAATCATGGGTTTCATATGCGTAAAAGTTACGGGTGCATTTTTATGACTAACTAGATTTTCGCAATTTAGAATTTTAGCAGCCAAACTAGCAGTCACATCCATACTGGGCAATTTTGGATAATTTACATTGACATAACGACCATAAAACAATTCCCAATTATTGCTGATATCCTCTACCCAATTAAAATATTCCTTTGCATAATCGCTCTTTTTAAAATAAGCAGCACCAAAATAAAAATTTGGTAAATTATTACTGTCAAATGTTTTTCTGTAATATCTTCCAGTTACAATTTTTCCTCTATAGTCTAATACATTACTGGTTAAAAATACATCATAGTTTTTTAAATATTCCCACCAAATATCCAAGTTAGAAAACGCCAACATGTCGGCGTCTAACACAATAGTTTCATCATATGGGCTACAATGATAGAGTTTCCATCTATCTTCTGTCTTAAAAAATGTAGTTGTTTTATTTCTATCACGCCATGGCACTGGCACAATTTGGTCAAATACCAAACGATATTTTTCAGGAATTTTGTTGTCAGTGACTAAACTTATATCAGCATTGGGCATGTGATTTTTTATGCTCAGTGCCAATGCATAAGCAGATCTTGTATATTTCTTTAACTTGGCATCTTCAGCGAATATCAAAAATCCTTTAGACATTTAATTCCTCATTTAATATTCTGCTTATACTGAATTTATTCATTACATGCACATTAATACCTTTAGTTTTCATAATGGTATACTCTCCTCGATATTTTTCTTTTTCAACTAAAAATTTCATCTCAGTATCAAAGTGTTCAAGTAGTATATCTTTGTCAATGGTATAGTACAATTTTCCTGGTAAATCATGTGCCCATGTGCCATTTTGATAACCATTCATAACATGTATAGCAATGCTAAAAGCAAAATCATTTCTATATAGTCCTTGCTCAATTTGATAGATATATCTATAATAATTCCAATTTTCTTGTATATGCCCTAGGTAATTAAAAAAGATTTCTGTATTTTTATTTTTTCTAAAAAAGAACACAGTGGCCCAATAAAAATCAATACTCTTATCACTTAAGGTAACTAGTCTTGGATCGTATCTATAACCACTAAGATCCACAGCCTGTTTATGTATTAAGAAATCATGAGGTTGTTGCCAGCAATATTTTAGTATGTCATTGTTGATTAGATAGTCACAGTCAATGACCAATGTTTCATCAAAAGGACTTAATTCAAAACTTTTTACACGAATATCATTTTTAAACCTTAGTTTTTTATGAGTCATTGCACCATCAAAATATTGACGATACTGTGGAGCAGAATCGTATACTAAAAATCTTTCTTTGGTATCTTCCCACAAATCGTATCTAATTTTATCTTTACTACTTTGTGCAATGTCATAATTGATCAATGACATCCATAAAACTCTTTCATGGAATAATATATCACCTTTGGTAAATTTAGTTAATTGCGTTAATTCGTTAACGTTTTCTAAAACGATATCATACTGATCACTACTAAATTCCTCTTGTTCTTCGTATTCAGTATGACATCTATATAATGTATTTTCATACCAAACGTGTTGTCCTACCAAGTAGGGTAATTTAGGGTACCATTTATCAATGTCTATACCTTCATAAACCCTAGTAAAATTATCCTCAATCTTATAAGTTTTTTGAATATTAGTTACAGTTTCTTTTTTTCTTTTTCCAGCAATATCACTCATCCACAAAGTACGATTAAAAAGAATAATATCCCCTTTAGATATTTCTTCTATAATATCTCCATCTTGAACATTTTCTAATATGATATCATATTGGCCAATACTAAACTCTTCTTTTTCTTCGTATTCAGTATGACATCTGTATAAAGTATTTTCATACCAAACATGCTGCCCTACCAAATAAGGCAAATTAGGGTACCATTTGTCAATGTCAATACCTTCGTAAACTGGTTCAAAATCTTCAATTTTATATGTTATAATTTCTGTTTTTATATCAAACTTGCTCATCCAAAGACTGCGATTAAACAAAACAATATTTCCTTTGAATATTTTTTCTATAATATCGCCGTCCTGAACTTTATCAATTAATGAAATATATTTGTCTTTACTAAATGTTTCACCTTCAGTATATTGAATTGCACATCTATATAAAGTATTTTCATACCAAACATGTTGCCCTACCAAATAAGGTAGATTTGGGTACCATTTGTCAACGTCAATACCTTCGTAAACTGCATCAAAGTCTTCTTGATTAAAAGAATATGTAGTTTCTTTAACAACCTCAATTTCTGCCTTTTCAACAACATCAACTACATCAACAACATCAACAATTTCAGGACCCTCATTGACTTTACGCCATACAGTGCCATTATAAAAGGCCAAACTACCTACAGGATATTGCCATGTCGATGTCCAAGGCGAAACTTCAGCTTGGTGTACAACCTTTATAACCATGTCAACATCATCTTTGTAATTGGGATATTGTTTGTATAACCAATCAGCACTATCTGTGACTAAGGCCACAGGAACTCCTAAATATTTTTTTACTCGTCTTGCAGCATTTAAGGCCAACTTAGCATAGTCAATCTGCTCATTATTTAGAGCATAGATTAGGACTCCTTTGCTCATTGAGTCAATGCCTCTACACTTCTATTCTTTTTAAGCAATTGATAATCGTTATAATAACTGTTTGAAGCAATAAAATATTGATCAATTGCATCATCTAAAAATTGCTGTAAATCATTAACCCTAACTGGCAAATCGTTATCGTCTATTACCACAATGTCGGTGGTGTTGCCCATGTCAATCAGAGTTTTTAGAAAAGTAATGAGATCTTTGGTGATTGTAAACGTTCCACCATTTTGGTAGTACACACAATCAGTATGGTATTTTTCTTTTAGTGCTCGTTTTTGATTGTTTAGAGTCACCATAAAATTGGCAAACTCCAGAGCCTTTTCCAGTCTTTCGTCCATAGAAACTCCCGCAGTGTATATTAATTATCTGCTAGGAGTTGATGTTAGAAAATTTATGGTGCGCCAGTAGTAGCTATTGTAGGTGCATTAACCTGCACATTAGAACCAGTAGCACGATAATGTTGTATAAGACTAGTAGTAGTGCCGCCAACGTATTCATCAAAGTTGTTAAGACCAGAAGAAGCATACCCAGCATCGTTATATTTAATACTTAAAGTTAAAACACTGGCAGTTCCTGTGCTATTATTAGCCACATTACATGAAGCGTCTATGCTAAAGATATTTCCTATATAAGTAGCAGCACTAGTATATAAAAAAACTTGTTGCGGTGAACTAGTTAAACTATACCAACCTATACTAGATCCAGTAACATTGGCTGTTGTATTAGTATATCCAAATTTTACGGTACCAACAGTAGTAAATAAACTGCTCCAGAAATTGCCTTTTATAAGATAATCGCCACTCGCACCTATTGTACTATGACTAGGCACTATTCTTATTTCCCCACCTGCATTGAAAAAGTATCTAGCATTGGCGGCGTCGGCAAAAGTTACAGTCACGGTATGAGTACGTAGCCCGTTCCAATTAGCAAAGGTTGGAGCTACTCCTTCTGTTGCTGTTGCTTGATTAGCACTTAATGCAAATCTATTAGTGTTTAAAGTGTCTGCTTGAGTTTTATAAGTGTTCCATTCGCTATAGCTAATAGTGCCGCCAGCTGATATACTAGGTGCTGTGCTAGCTGAAAAAGTTTGATGATAAGAAATCTTATCTAAGTCAGTTTTTAAATTTTGCATCTGACTAGCTGTTATAGCAGTGCCAGCAGCAATTTGACTGCTACTCACTGTTTGTCCATATCCAGCTTGGCTACTTAAAGTAGCCGGACCACTTCCAGTGCCTAATACATTAGCCACAATTGTTTGAATAGCATTGTAATCCGCTAGATAAATCGTGTCGCCAGTTGCTTTTGGAAATACACCTGCTGTGGCCATCTTAAATCCTCTCTATATTTATAAGATTATACATTCTACTAATTTAATACCAGCTTCGACATTGGTCTCCAATGCAATAGCAAATGCATCGTTGTGGTTACCAAATGCTTGGGCTGTGCCATTAGGAGCTGCTACTAATCTTTGACCTTTGACGACACTGCCATTAACTTTGACTGGCACACGCCCTTTCAGCGCAACTGCTACACCGCCCTCTAATTCACTATTCATCAAATAAGCAGGGCTTTCAGATACAACACCTATGGCACGAAATCCTGTTTGTGCTGCTGTAACTTCTTTGTCTCCGCCAACCATTAATACTGTACCAATTTCATAGTTAGCATCTGGCAAGTATTTTTCTGCCAAGTCTGCATATTTTGCTGATGTTGAAACTCCATTAAAAGTGGTACATCTTAGCGTATTTGTACTTGGATTATAGGTAAAAGTATCGTCATCAACCCTTAATATTTCACTGTTAGTTTTTCCACTGGTAAATGTGACATAAAATTCAGCATTGGTACTTGTAGTATTAGTGACTCCAATTTTTTCAGCTTCACCTACATTAAACAATGCACTCAACGAAGTCCAAGTTGGCAATCCATCTTTAACTGCTAATACTTGATTCGAGGTCCCAATATTTAAAAAGTTGGTTAAATTTTGTGAGCTTTGATAAACTAGAGATCCACTTGCGCCGCCACTGATTGTGCTAGTAGCATCTACAAGACCAATAAATCTGCGGGCTGTGATATCACCGTTGCCATCTCTAACAGCTACAGTATTGATTGTTGCTCCAGTTGCCCCAGTTCTATAAGTTCCGCCAACATTTAAAAAATTTGCTCTTGAAGAAGTCCCATCCAAATCACCATACAAATCAGTAGCATAAATTTTACTAAATTTATTATCATTTGATCCTATAGTGCTATATTCAGAGCCAGGCAATATAGCCAAGCCTTGTAATTTCATTGGTAGTTTTTCTGTTGTTCCGCCACCTTGAACATTTACTGTGGTTTTAAAAATTATAGGTTTATCAGCAGAATTATTCTTAATGACAGTATTAGCAGTATTATCAATGAAAACAGCTAGATTATTATTGTCTCCAACAGTAAAACCTGGATCATTAAATCTTGTTAAATTAACAAAGCTTGGAGTTCCTACTTTTATAAAATCAGTATCAATAAATCCATTTAATTTCGTTGCATTTGATGCTGTTCCCCAATAGACATAGTCGTTTAGTGAAATACCATTACTAGGGGTATTAGCTAATGTTATTCCCTTTTTAATTGTGGTAAAAATTGGTAGCCCATTTTCAACAAGATCAACGTCTAGATCAATTGTTGGCAATGTAAATGCTGTTTTACTTATGATAAAAATAACCTTGCCATCAATAATACCTTTGATGATTGGATGTGGGTCACCTTGATTATCATCAACACTACTACTTTTAAGCTCTGTAGTCTGTGCATTTTGTACTGCCTGTGGACCAATAAGAACAAAGTTATCGTCTCCAGAGCAGCTATATAGCTGATTAGTTTCAGTATTGTACCAAAAATCACCTACTGATAATCCACTTGGTTTTAAATTTCCTATCTCAGTGCCGCCAGCGCTTTTAAATTTATTACCATCGAAAAATTTTAATTTTTTAACACGAGTGTCATACCAAATTTGACCTGTAATTTTTCTAGGCGGTTCTGTTCCACTGGCAAAATTTTCTAAAAGATGGACTAGATTTTCATTTTGAACTTCGCCATACCCAGCATAATTCCTTCCAATTAGACTGATGTCTAATGTGTTATCCACAGTGCCGTCTTCTACAACAGCTACCAGTGTACCATCATATTTGTTAATATTATATGGCATTCCCTAAACCCCTTTAGAATATTTATCAAAATCAAGCATTATCGTAAACCCATCCTCTGATTACTCCAGTGTAGACCAAATTAAACGCAAGCCCTGGAGTGGTAATAGTAATATCATCAGTAGTAGCGTTAATCAAATTGCCATTTCTTCTAATAAACAATTGTCCCAATATACTAATACCAGTTTGATCAACAAAACGAATCTCATCCCCTACATTTGGTGTTAATGGTAAAAATATTTGAACGTTATTTGTTATTTGAACACCGCTATTATTAAATTTAAGTGTGTCTATCAATAAACGATCACCAGGTAAAGCATTATAGTTAGCTTTAATTACCTTCCAAGTAAGTGCTAAATTACCAGGAACTTTAACAACTGTGTCTTCATTACCTATATTAACTGTGGCAACTTGAACGCCAGTCCCAGTGCCATCGTCAACAAAAAGATTTGCAACACTTGTTAACGATTTAATCTGACCTTGATCTAATATGAAATCTTGATCTATTTTAGCGTTTTCAATTACAGCATTGTCAATACCTACAATTTTTCCAGTAACGTATATGTCGCCGTCTACACCTAATGTTTTGTTAATAGATCTAATATATTGAGATGATGTAATCCTATTTGTGTTATTTTTAAATAATAACCCAGCACCACCAATTGCACTGGAAACAGTGTCAATTTTAGGCACAATTAATTCATTAACAACATGTAAGTCATGTTGAACATATACTATACCACCAAGTTGCAAATTGGCAGGATCTTCAATGCGACCTATTTTAATCTGACTGGCTTTGGCTCCAACTTTTAAATCAGTAACATATTCAGGTAGCATATCAAATTCAGTTGTAAGTTGCCCTACTGTGAGTGTTCCCTTTTTACTATTGGCTAGCCCTTCTTGGCCATTAATTGTTATAGTACCATTGACTTCTAAATTATTTTTAATTGAAGTTCTACCAGCAGAATTTGCTATTTCAACAGTAAATGCAGATCCGCCAATAATTAGGGTCTGAACGTTTTCATTGAACACACTGGCAATATCAGTGTCAACATCTGCTCTAATGTCAGCAATGTTGGCGCCACCAGGTGTTGGTGATGTACCCTTTATTACAATATCGCCGTCAAAGAATGCTATCTGATTGCGAACACGTAGTTCCCCGTCAGAGTCACCAATAACTATGTTGTTAGCTTTGCCACCTAAATATATATTTTTAGTTTTAGTGTTAAAAACATACATAGTTTCTGTATTGGCATTTAGATAAGCAGGAGTACTGTCAGCATATCCTATAAAAAATTCCCCAAGAACATTTAAATTATGGTTAATATAGGTATCACCTTCTGGATCTCCGCCTATATTAATTCTAATAGCTTCATCACCAATGTTTATGGTTTGTATATTATTTGGTAAAAAGTTAAAAAATACTGCTGCTGGGTCTGAACTAATAATTTCAGGAGTTCCGCTTTGATCAAATATTAACTTTTTGTTTAATATCAAATCTTCTTTGGCCACTGCATCCTTTTCAAATTCAATAGAATTATTAGCGTTTAAAAGTAAATTTCCTGAAGTAACTCTAACAGTATTATTTTTAATTAAAACATTATTAACTTGAACTTCACCTGATACAGTTAGACGATTATCAACATCCACATCATTTCTAAAATTTGTAATACCAGTAGTGTCGTTACCAATGTTTATGGTGTTTGTGGCAGCGCCAATGTTAATTGTTTTAACTGTGGAGTTAAGCAGATTAAAATTAGTTAGAGTAGAATTTAAGCTTCCGCCATCAATATTAACGTTTCGTGCCACATTTAAATTATTATTAACTGTGGTTATACCAGTGGCAGCGCCAACATTAACCTCAGTAGCTGCCCCAGCTAAATTTACTGTGGTTGCTGTGGCATTAACAATATCAATTGATTCATTGTCGGTGACTATATTATTACGGAAATTAGCATCGCCAGCAATATCAAAAGTGGCTATTGGGTCTGAATTATAAATGCCTACCCTGCTTCTAAGTGCATCAATATAAATTGCATTAGTAGATCCAGAACTATTTTTTACATTTAATGCTAAATTTGAATTTTGAATATTACTTTTAAGTGTGGTTAAATTTGATGCTATTTCAAATGTTAAATTATTAGATGCTCCCAATGTCAATGGGGTGCTATTAACAATGGTCAATGCTCCATTAATAAAACTATTTCCAGTTGTTTGAACAAAGTTACTGACGTTAATAATATTGCCAAATCCATCAATTAAGTTTTGAGCATTTAATGCCGTGCCATAAAAATTAAAACCTACAATTGCTGGGGTAAATCCTTTTCTAATAACGCCAGTTATGCCTTCATTTTGTAAAACACGACCATTTGCAGTTAAATAATTTGGCGTGAATGTATCTTTGCTGAATACACCTAAGAGAACATCACCAATTTTTAATTTGATTAGAGTTTTTGTTGCCCCAGTATTATCAGTTATGTTGACAATTTCGTTACCAGATACACCTTGTTGCGCTGTGTAAATAGGGCCTGCAAGTCTTGTTCCTTGACCATCATTAAAATACAGTTGTCTTCTTAAACTGTCAATCCAAATGTCACCTGGGCTTAAGGAAGGCTCAATACTACTAACTTGTGGCCTGTTAGGTTCTTTGAATATACTTCCATTAAAAATTCTAATTTTTTCTTCACTGGTATCGTACCAAATTTGTCCTTTAATTGGTGATTTAGGAGCTGTTGTACTAGCAAAGTTTTCTAATAATTTAACAAAATTTTGATTAAATTCTAAACCATAGTTATTAGTACTTTTGCCTACTAAGGTCAAATCAGTGGATAATTTATCCACGCTGTTATCTAAGATATCAGCTAATACACTTCCGTCAGTTTTGATTATAGTATATGGCATTATACAAACCTACCAGTAAAAATTATAAATTTTAGCTTGTCTATGGGATTGCTATTACTGAGGTTAGGCAACTTAAATACTGGTATGCCATCTTGAATAGTTTCGTTATCCCCAGTATATTCGTAGCCTATTACTGAAAATAAATCTGAATACAAGCTTTGCTCTAATGATGAACCATCACAAATTCTATATCCATTTGGAATGGCTGCTGTTGGTTTACCTGCCCAAATAGTTATTGTTCCAATAGGCACCAAAGGTAATGTGTTAAGTAGACTATTTTTAGAAATTTTATTTAATTGTCTAGTGCCATTTGATTCTCTACTTACTAATAATAAGTCAGTGTTAATTAAATTTGTTATTTCAGGTTTATTATAGATAACATCAGGAGTTAATGAAATTGACATTATGCCTGTGTCTAATGAATTTATATTAAATGCATTTTCAGTATTGGATAGTTTAATATCCCCATTAAATTTAATATTAATGCCATTAGTTAATGACTGCGCTGATCCTGTAATGTTTCCACTTAAAGATCCTGTAACATTTGCATAAATTGTTACAGGATTATTAAGATCACCTATCTGATCAGCCCAAACATTGCTCCATCTATTTGCAGTGTTACCAAGTGTATAAGAACCAGTCTTTGGTAAAATATTAGACATTCTACTAGTTTCTTCAACGTAAAGACTTTTACCAATGGATAATGTTTTAGCTATAAACATGCCGCCGGCAGTGCGTATACTTGGTAGATTTGGGGCTATTACATCACTGTCATTTGTGCCTGTAACAATTAATGATTGATTAGTTTTTATATTACCTACTACATCCAAACTTTCAGTAGGAGCAGTATTATTAATACCCACTTTTCCAAGTCTAGTGTTTACTAGTCCAGAGTCAATGGTTAGAATAATGTCTGAATTTAGTGCTTTTTGAATTTTGAAATTTATTTTAGATCCAGAATTTTGATTATAAAATACACTGGCTCCATTTTCAACACCTATGGTTAATGATTTATCAGTGCCTATTACTAAACCGTTATCATTTCTAATATTAAATCCATAATTTGTTACACTAACTTGATCGGATCTAAGAAAGTTTCTAGCATCAACAACTGTGTCGCCTACAATCAGTGATTCTGCTTTTTCACTGATGCCCCAAAATTTAACACCCTTTGCGTTAGTTTGCGGGATACTGGCATTTAAATTTAACCCTTGTTTAATTATGGGAAACCCTTGTTGAACTGCTTTGGGTGTAAATTCTCTATCACTGACAATGGCTACTCTACTATTTTTAACATATAATCCCAATACTGGTCTTGTACTATTGTCAGCAGCATCTATAATTAAATCAACTTCGGCGGTGGTTTTTTCACCTTCATTATATTTTGGTCCAATCAGTTGCCATGGAAAACTGCCAAATCCTGTATAGATATATAACTGTTTTCTAGTAGTATCAACATAAAAATCACCTAGATTAAGTCCAGCAACAGGTCCTGTAGGTGCATTAGCTGATTTTTTTACAATACCTAATTGTATCCAAGTTGTACCATCAAATACCTTTAGCCCTCCGCCTAAATTATCATTTAATGAGTTATACCAAACTTGACCCTTTACTGGGTTAGTTGGCCCAGAGCTTATATCTGAATTAGAATTTTTAGCAGGACTGGCGAAATTTTCTAATAGATGTAAAAAATTTTCACCAATAATTTGAGTATATCCCGTGTAATTTCTGCCTATAAAAGTGAGACTGGTATCTGTATTAGTGCCTTCATCAGGAACATTGTATACATGATTTTGAGCAGTATTACTTATGGGGGTGGTATTTGCCATATTATGTTCCTAGGCCAGTTAAACTTTGTATTCTAACTGTGTAATCTATTTGAATGAGACGATTTAAACTTTTTTGTACTGGGTGAAATACTACATGAGTTAATAATCTACTTTGATTTGTTTCACTATATGATTTTAATCCCAATTCATCAAAAACATATTCTGATTCATTATTGTTAGTGTTATCAAATGCACTTTGGCCACTGGGCTCACCATAATCTAGAAAACAAGTAACAAACACATCCGTGTAATTTGTACCAGTAACGTGTCTAGTTTCTATATAATTTCTTATGGGATCAATGTTCGTGATACTTCTATCATCAACTACTTTAGTATAGGTTGGATTATATAAATCAGCATTAATTCCAGTAGAATTTGGGGTCAAGTACGTAATAATACCTGTGGGATCTACAGCAGTACCGCCGTTTCCAAAGGCCATTTCATAGATAAACCCCTGTCCAGAATTAGATATACTGTTGGCCAATGCCACACTCATATTTTCGTAATGTATGGCATTACGCTTATTGACATAGATTTCTTTAGAACTAGGGTCCCAAATTTTAATATGTCCTTCTATGTGAATCCCACCAAAGTCTTTGTTTTGCATGATTATTTCTCTATCAAAATATTTATTTTATCCATTATTCAGTTTTTTAGGCTTAAATTTTAGAAAATATGCTACGCTATTGCTTGAATTAGCTATATCTTTGCCTGGATCATTCCACAGGGTCAATGTCTTTCTAACAACCTGTGTTTTAATTCCCAGTCTTGGTGTGCTATTTAAGTTTAATTGGGCTGTGGTTTCATCAATTGTAAAATCTGCAGGATAATCAACATCGCCCTCAGGACTTTCTGGATGAATTCTTGCATCATGTAGTGTATATGGATTTTTTCGTTGTCTAACTCCGCCTACAAACACTTCAATACTGTCCTTGCTGGGGATATAAGGTAATCCAACGTTTGGATCCCACTCTTGTACGTCTGTTTTATCTTCATAAGGTATAGTTTCTGCAACACCAATGTCCAAGACTTCTGTACCTAATTCATGTATTTTAGGTATACCAGTCCCCCAAGTTCCTCTACGTAATTGACTGATTTTATTTTGATTTTTAATAAAATATTCAATTCGTTCACCGTTAATGTAAACTACCCCTGGTTGATTTAAGGATATATTTGGCTCATTTAATGTTGTTGGATCATCTACTTCAACTTCTTTGTCAGAAAACTTTAGCTCTTTAGTCAAATAAGTTGTTCTATTTTTGCTTATTCTCTTATAGTGTGATCTATTAAGGATATCTTTAAATTGCATAAATGCTATTGGCTCTCTGCTAGTATTAGCACTAAATGTTAATACTGAAAATCTATCTTGAGTGGTTGGAATAACATTAAGAATCACTTCTGTTTTATTATCAGATAATACATAATCCATATTGGGAATTAATAAAGTTTTATTTTTAATAACCCACACATAGTTAGCATTTATTATTGGCCTGTCAAGTGTCAGTATGCCCCCACTGACTTTAATAGCTTCTAAATAGTAAATGCTATTTTCATAATTTTCTATATTAGATTTAACTGTATAATCACTACGTTGAATGTTTAATATGTCATGATTGTACATGGAAATAACTTCTATTCTAGTATTATCTGGATAGGCTGTTTTAAATTCAATGTAATTAGAATCGTCATCTTTACCTATGGTATAGTCTGAATACTTTACCAATGTAACTATAACTTTGGCATTTTCTACATAATAGTTTGGTTTAATAATGACCTTTTGCGTGATCAAATCTATATTATATGCATCGCCTAATTGAACTTCATTATTATCAATATAAACTTTATAGTCTTCAATAATATTAAACACTTCCTCATCACTAACTGATCCCTTGCCCAATGGAATATCGTAACTATATACATTATTTTGCAATACAAAAGAGAATGAATCAGTAGAATTTAATATTTCATTTCCAACTCTAACAATAGTATTTTGTGTTAGCGGAGAGCTTTTTCCAACAGGATTTAATAAATTATATCTTAAAGTAGTACCATCTGTAGTAATTGTTTCTCTACTTACTACACTAGTAGCAGTGTTTGATAGTTTTCTAAAAATTACATAGTTTATTACTTGGCCAACAGCAATCTCATCTACAAATTTAATGGCTAATTTATTTTTAAGGCTATATGTATCATCAGTTTTAAATAAAGTATAATTCATAACTTCACCAGAAACTAACACCATTAACTCTACATCATCTCTCCAATCAAAATTCAATAACAATTCTTTACTAGCAGTCTCTACTATCTTGTGATCCATTTCTAAAATATTATTTCCGTTAAATCCCAAAGTAATTATTGATACAATTTTTCCTTGGGGCGGCGCACTAACTAGTTTAATTTCTAAACTGTTAAAATCTACATTATAATCTAATTTAGGGCGTAGTATATCAGACCCAACTTTGATAACCACTGCTGATTTACTATTGGGATATTGACTTATTTTATAAGAAGTCATAGCACCATCAGAGATATAATTATCACAAGTAATATCTGCTGATTCATTGATTAAAACATCTGATACCTTAATAACTAGTGTATCTGCCACATGCCCTGGCAACATTTCTTCAGGGGCAGGACTGGTCAATGGACTGATAAAACGATCACCATCAATTATAATATCATCAGCATTCATTCCTGAGGCAGTTATATATGGAGTATTGCCATTCTTTCCAAATTTTCCGCCTTGTATTAAGGCATCATATATTCTAGTGTCATCATTGGCTGTTCTAGGATCCCATAATTTTTCACCCCAAGGGTTATTTTCACTGTCCCATTTTTCAGGTGGATCAAAGTTTATGCCCACAATGCTTACCCCGCCGTAATCAATCCCTGTCATTAATTGAGCAAAATCACGACCTATCATGCCACTTTCTGGATCATAGTAATGAGTAATTCTGTCTAAGGCTTTTAAATGATGAAAATCTTTTGTATAATTAACTGTTATGACACAACCTAGAGGAGGCGGTGTATCAAAAACTATTTGACCATAATAAACGGTGTGGCTACCATCAGAACTAAGTTTACTGGTCTTTACTAAAGAGTAATCATCCTTAATAACATCTACAATAATATTGTTAATTGTAAACGTTACTGAAGTCTTGCCTTTTTCAGTATTTGGACTATAGATAAGATCATATGATATAGTAGCTGCGTCGCCTAGGAAAGTTTCAGTTTTAGTTAAAGGCAATATGTTTTCAATTGACTCCTTTGCATATCGATCAAACCTTAAAGACATACTATTAGTTCTAACTAGATCATTTTTTATAATTGCAGTTGCTTTAGCTGACTTTCCGTCGATGTCTAAATGGCCTTCTATTATAATAGTTGGTGCTTTAAAATAACCAGATCCTTCATTTAGTATTTGAATTTCTATGACTTCGCCCTTAGCTATAAATGCTCTAGCTGTTGCCGGAGTTGTGCAGCTACCTATGATTTTAACTATTGGCCTAGAGAGATATCCACTACCACCATCAAATACTTTAATTTCTTTTATGGAAAAACTGGCATTTTCTTTCCATAAACGCCAAGGATAGTCGTCAACTACATTGTCAAAATATGATAACCCATTTGTTGCTCTTGTTTGAATAGCTATTATTTGATTTTGAGAAACATATGATGGCAAATCAAAATCAGTGACTAAACTTTGTGTATTTTCCATGTTATTATATACACTGACAAACTCTCTTATTTTAGTTCTATAGGGTTTAACTTCAGCAATATAATTTTCAAAATCTTCTAAATTGTCATTATTGTATGTTATTTTTTGACGTAATTCCCCTATATTATGCAATGCTTTAACAAAGCTAGTTTTAAAAACCCAATCTACAAATGGTTGTTCAGATAAGGCATATTTGACACTTAAGAAGAATAGATTTAGATAAAGAATTCTGCGATTATCTATTAAAATTTTATCTTTTAATGAATTTAAAATTATTCTTAATTCAATACTACCTGAATTATCAAATTTATTAATATCATATAAACTGCCATCATACCCAAGTTTGTTAAATTTAACATTATAAAATTTATTACTTAATTGTAAACTTCCATTTTGGCGACCTATTACTTGAAAGCTTTGAGTATAATCTATTGATTCTGTATTAGAATATTTTTTTAATAATAACCATCCAGAACTACCTACATTGTTGACTTTAACAATTTGGCCTATTTTACAATTATTTGTAAACAATTGATATGTACTATCAACTACATAATCTATTTTAGTAAATTGATTATATCCATCTGTATACCAATCAATATAGTTCCAAAAATTAGTAACATCATATTCTTGAATTTTTATCTTACTCCAAGTATTGTTACTATAGGTATAAATGCACCAATTTCCAAATACTGTACTGTCACTTCTTACTAATACTGTAATAGTTCTTATTGATAATCCAGTATTTGAAATATCATATCCTTCACCTTGTGATAGTACATTGACTTCTTCTATGCCGCCCGTGCTATTTAATTTTGTTTGAACTTTAGCATATTGACCTGGTCCAGAAATAGTTATTGGTGGAGCATATTGATAACCATACCCACTATCTAACACAGTTACTGAAACAACTTTGCCATTTTCAATACTCAAAGAAAGACTAGCTTTTTTAAATGCATCAACATTAATAAAACGCAATTCTTTTTCAGTATCAATTACATAATCATATAAACCAAAAATTTCACTAGGTGCTTGATCTTTTTTCAATAGATCAGTTAAATCTATGTTGTCTATTTGAATTTTTTTAAATTCACTATTAAATCTTTCAATAACTTGTTTAATTGCTTCTAACCTATTGACAAACATACTTTGTCTTGGTTTAAATTCTATTCCATATCTTTGTTTTGGTGGCAATGAAATATCAGGTATCATTTTTCCATTTTCATCAAATCCTACTAGACTATCGATCCATTTTCTTTCAAGTTGCTTTGGAATTTCAGTTTTTTCATTTTCACTAATAATTTTCCATTCACTATGAATATTTGTGCTATGATCAATGCTTGGCAACCAATATTGAATGGATAGGACTACGTCTTTAGATGATAGTAAGTTTTTAATATTAGTTAGACTAATAGAATTAGTATTAGTAAATTCGATATATTTTAAACCTTGACCTTTAGGGTTGCTAATAATATTTGCAATTTCCAAAGCTGAATTTATTCTATTAATTGAATTGGGCAGCGTTGATTTATTTTTTACCCAAAAGTAATATAATGATGTGAATTTCTTAGATATTGAATCATATTTTCTTTTTACACTATATGCTGAATTACCATATAAGGTAGTTCCAGTAATATTTTCTGTTATTCCATCAACAGTATTTGAAATATCATCCCAATCACTTGGTGGTACACTAGACTCAACCCACTCGTAAATATCAATACTGGCAGAGTCGTATAAGGTATTCCATGTAGAATTTTTATAAGTTATATCCCCTATATGAGCATCTAAAAACTTAGCTCTACGTAAATCCCACCATAATGTGCCAACTTGTTGATCTAACCAACACATGCCATCATCTACATTTACATCTAGATCAGATTCAGATGCCTTATATGTATATGTTGCAGGATCATAATAGGTTTTATATTTGATCTGCTCCTCTGCTTTTCCTGGAATTTTACCTTGAGTTATATCTACAATATCCAAGTAAGTCAATAATTGATTAGATCGTTTATTATACAAAAATATTTTTTTAAATAAACTTAGATCGATTTTTGGACTTTCTTCTTCAATAATTTTCCAACTATAATTAGATCTGTAATGAGTATATACTGCTCCATTTCTAAAATCATTTTGTGCATTTGGTGCTGACACCAAAATATCATTATCAGCCACAGCAACTTGATATCCATATTCCTCAGCTTGACTGCTTTCTACTCCTAACGATTCAGCATAGATAAATTTATTTTCATACCTATCATATACGTCAACTCTTCCAGAATCAAGATTAATAGAACTATCATTGTAGCTTACTGTACTATCTTCATAGCTTACTGTGCTATCCTCATAATTAAACAAATTATTCTTAGAACTATCACCTAATTTACTAAAAATTACTATAGTTTTTTCATCATTAACAAATTTAATATATGTTCCAAAATCTTCATTGGTATCTCTATTATTTCTCCCATTCAATGTTTGAAATAAAACATAATCTTTATAAACATATACTGCTTCATTAGACGAAATAGCTAGATATGTTGCATTTTCTGATAATGATATTGCTCGACCAAAATTTGTTTGATTTAATTTGGTTATTTCGTGGATTTTTGTAAATGCTTCACCAATTCTTTCAAAGATTAAAACCTTACCTTGCCCGTCATGGGTTAATGAAGTGGATATAGATAATATACTTGCTGTTTGATCAACATCAAATTCATAAGCAAATGGTTGATCTTCACAGTCTACATCACTTGGTTCTATACTGGTTATAAATTGCCAAGCTGAGCTATCTTCAAAGTTTTTAAAATAATATATTATACCACTAACACTCTCGCCATCAGTACTGCTAACAGTTAGTGAATATGTTTGATCATATGCAAATTTTATTTTATATCCAAAATAAGAGTCTGATATTAAATTTGGATTTAATAATGTTTCTTTAAAAATATATGTATGATTGAGTTCATCTAATGCAAATAATTTAATAACACCATTATTATTTAATTTTCCACCAACGGCTAACCAAACCCCGTCATCACTAAATGCCAAGCTATTACCAAACTCATTTAAATCTGAATTTATAATTTGAAATATCGACCAATCTGATATAATAGAAGGTTTATAATAAACAAAAACTTGATTGTTGGATGTTGCAATTGCTAGATAATTTGCCGACTTACTAATAGTAATTACTTTGCCAAATCTACTATTATCAACAAGTTTTGTTCTGAATATTTTATTTCTGTTATAAACAGCATTATTTGCCCAAATTGCATATTTGTTGTCAACAGATTTGTTGATCCAAGCTAATTCATTTTCTTTAAGATAATATGGAATTTCCATATTATCTATTGTGTTAAATCTTTGTTTGTATAATTTATAAATTTTAATAGATTGCAATGGATCCTGTAAAGGAGTGGGGGTATAACTCTTTAAACTTGTTGAAACTGTAACAGTATTATTATCAATAGATTTAATATTACAAAATATATTCAATGGTTCATAATTAGTTGTTATACCAATTATTTCACCAACTGTAAAATTAGGTATTTGATCCAAAACTAATACTATATCTTTGTTTACAGTATTAAATGTTATGGAATTGACTGAATATTTCATATGAGTAAATCTATGAACATTCCAATCATCATTAAACTCATTTAATATAGGTTCAAAAGCTGTCCAAATATAGTCACCTGATGTAAAATTCGTTGGATTGATTGATAATAAATCTTCTAACTTATCGGTGTTAAATGCAACTTGAGTATATTTGACAAATCCAGGGGTACGCAAAAATGGTTTAAAGTTATCATTAACGACCCAAAGATCATTTTGATAATTTTTAGGCTTTAGGTATATGTCTTTTTGAGTTTGCCTAATTACAAAATCTAGTTTACTATTATCAATAGTAGAAACTAATTCAATTGCTTGTGGATTAATTCTAAATAAGCTTTCATCTAAAACAAATTCTACTTCGTCAAATGCGTCTTTAGCACCATATTGTCCTGTCCTAATTGCCCATTCTTCAATAAAGTCTACACTATCTTTGTCGTCTGCACTTAAAACATCAAAAAGCTTATCTAAAGAATTTATAGTACCCTTATCTTGGATCATTCCTTGATAAAATTTAAATTCACTTACATCATTTTTAATAATATTTTCTAAATATTGACGTTTTTGATAACCAATTAAATGTTGAGCCATTTTTTGTTGCCCAATATCAAAATTGTCACTATCTAAATCATAAAAATCTGTAAACTGTAAAGCTTTGTAATCCCAGTTAGGCAACAATTCACTAACAGGTTTTTTATCTAATCTAATCCAATTATCTTTATCAAAAGTTTCTATACCTGGTAAAAAGTTATTTGCACTATAATAAAATTCTTTATATTTGACTATTTCACCGAGATGATAATCATGCCAAGGCGCCCAATCATCTATATTAGCTTGATCATATATAAATCCTGGAGCATCTAAACTACCATCCCAATTAATTGTTTTATATCCTGCAACTTGTATTTTTTCTTGTCTATATCCTGTTTCTAAATTATAAATTAAATCATTAAATTGAGTAACATTATCAATCAATAAAACATGTTCTTTTTGAACTAGATATAGGGTGGCTCCATATATTCCCAAGGTTTCATTTTTGGGTCTAAGGGTAAACATACCGTCATATCTAAGATAATTTAATAAATTTGGATCATATTTTTGACCATCTGCTGAAAATATTTCATAATTAGCATGTTGCTCTCTAAGATCATTTACAGTATTATAATCTAATTTTAAATCTAATTGCAATGCTGCTGGGCTCAAACTAATAGCTGCTGCACCATCTGAATTTAAATTTTCTAATTTATAAAAATTTGCAACATTAAAAACCTCACTTGGCTGTTGATCTTGCCTTGATCTATAGTAGTCCCCATTATAGAACACAATTTCACCAAGCTTATATGATTTAGTTTCAATCCAATCCGTATAGCTATCAGATCCTGAACTCCAATTTTGTGTAGTCCAAAATAAAAATTCTTTTACACTAACTTCCCAGCTGGCAACATTTCTTAAATCTGAATTAAAATTATCAAAACTAAATCCTTGATCTTTTAAATATTCACCATGACCTTGTAAAAAGTCAACTACTTCCTGTATACTGTTTAACACAGTGCCATAGTTTAAAATTAATCTAGTTTTTTCCCATTTCTTTCTTAAATTAGCTGTCACACCGCCTACTAATGGAAGAGAGGAAATTTTTTGTAATAAATCATAACTAGGATTATCTTGACTGGTGTGACTAATTTTAACTCTATAGTAATATCTATCAATTAATAATATATTGCTAGCTAGGTACTGTTGATTAGGTGACCATTCAATATAACTTTCACTAATGCCGCCTACATTGATATTAATTCCAGGTTGAGTCCAAGCATAGTAATAAAAATAAGGATTAGTTTGATTATAACCTTTTATAGAATAACCAATTCCTCGTTTGGTTTTAATTTTAGTTACAATTACACCACTATATGATAGTTTTTTAGTTGGGCTACTGGTATTTAAAAATATTTTATAGTTTTCATTTGGTATAAAAACTCCAGACTTAGCTGCTGAACTTTTACTATCTAATATAAGTTGATATTTTTCTTTACTGGTAAATCCTGCTAGTCTATGACTTAATTTATTATTAATTAATTTTAAATCACTCTTATATGTGTCTAAAAAACTACTATTGTCACCTTGTAAATAATCAGAAACATAATTAACTAGACCAGAAGTAAAAATTCTAACATTGTCATTTATAGTATTTGGCAATTTAAGATCCGTCAAACGTAATCTTAAATTTGTATCCTTATATACTAATTGATCATTTTTGTTTCTAATTATTCTAGATCTATCCAAATAACTGCCTAATACACGATTTGGCTGCATTAAAATCATAGTAATTATCAAACTAAATGGGTAATAACTACTGCGTCTCCATGCTGTTTCTACTGGTCCTTGATCACCAAATATATAATTTGAATTGCCAGTAGTATCAAATACTCCCTGTGCTAAATTACACACTATTGGATTTACCAAATTGCCCAACTCATCAACAGGTATATTGTTTAGTGCTGGTCTGGCGAATTTAGGATTTCTATTAATTGGTTTACTTGGTTCTTTGATTATACCATCTCGAAGATCTTGCCAAAGTATAAGATTATTAGATGTATACGGGGCTGGCCCATAAATTTCCTCCCACCATTTTGGTTGAATAGTAAACCCTAAACTTTCCCAAGGTGTTAAATGTATACGGTCCGTGTCAAAATAAAACTTATAAATACCACGCCAAAATGCCGGAATGTTGCTGCCATCTATTCCAATCGCTTCACTATAGTTAAATGTAAATGGATTTGACGCATCATAAATTAGAGATTGACTAAAATCTTTATCAATTAAACCAGTCCATTTAAAAAAGTTAGGTGCTAATATTTCATTAAATTCATTTAAAGAATATTCAGTTGTTCTATTAGCTCCTGGTATAAAGTCATATATGTCTAATATAGTTTCATCGTAATGAATTTTAATATTATTAAAGATTCTTTTTTCTAATTCTAATATTACATCATCTCGATAATCATTATAAGCCAATATTACACTACCATCATGCCCTTGAATCAAATACTTTGGTTCTAATAACGTGGTATCTAAATATTTTTTAGGCTCAAATTTAGGATATAATCCTAATACAGTTGGTGTTGGTGGTATAAAACACCCATCTGTACTTTCATATTCATAAACAGTTAATATATCGTTTTCTTTAATTGGGGCTAGTACTTCAATGAATCCATCAAAACCAAATATGTAATCTCGTTCATGAATTAATTGAACAGTGTTTAAGTAAACATTTACAGCTTTATATCCCAATTCATTTAATGTGAATGGAGCAGATAGAGGATATTTGATTACTCTATAATCTTGTACTGTAAAATTAGTTTCTTTATTTGCACCATAACCTAGTACATCACTGAAATAATAAGGTGCTGTTTTAGGTATTCCTTGGTTGATATCAAATAATATTTGATCTACTGATTCTTTAATTGATATGTCATTTGACATGTCAGTTAAATGATTGATAAAATTTCGTTTAAATTTGCCGTAGTCGTCTCTGGCTTTTTCTAATGCTTTTATAATATTGGCATTATCATTTGTTAAATGATATAGAGATGGGTTAATACTTCCACTATGTTGAACAAATTTTACACCATAAGCACTAATATTTGAAAGATCTCTTAGGTTGCTTATTCCAGGATAATTTCCTGTAAATAAATTAAGATTATCTATTATAGAGTCTACATGATCAATAACTTCACCTAAAGTAAAATCATTAATATTATTGTTTAGTGGGTTATTTTGAAAATTTATTGGGAAATCATACTTACCATTGCTGTTTTTACTTTGTTTACTATAACATTTTAACGTGACAATATCTAAATCTGTTACATTATTTCTTAATACAACTATTTTGTAAGAAATATTATCTTCTATATGAAATAGAGTTTTGTCTAATCTTTTACCATTTATATAAACTTTTACTAATAAATCATCAAGATTGTCTTTATCATCGTATACATCAATAGGAAAATTATTATATAAATTAGAATTTTTGTAAATTCTTATGATAGGTTGAACATTTTTTAGTTTATTTTTAGTCCACCCATTGAGATATTCGCTGCCTAATTTATTATTTTTTTTAATAAATTTATTATCAGTGCTTTCTGTTACTACCTCAGATTGTATTTTATACGAAAAAGAATTTTGTAATAGATCAAAATTAAAAAGAATATCGCCCACATTGTTAATATTCTTGTAACTTAACGCAAATGTCAACTCAGAATCTGCTGTGCCAGTACCTATTTTATAGGAAAAAATCTTATTTCCTGAAAAAGTTGATCCATCATATTTGTCTAAATCACTTAAACTAACACCTTCTTCATCAAATAAGTCAAACAAAGGTTGTTGATTTTGTGTTGATTTTGTTTGCCCAATAATCCATTTTGTACCGTTATACCATAACATTTGTGCTGTATATTTTGCACCAGTTTTAACCAATAATACGTCATGTAAATTTGGTAATGTATCAGGTTCTTCTTCTAAATGAATTCTTCTTACACCAATAGCACTATTATTTTCATGTGTGGTAATAAAATTTACTCGATATATTTTGCCATCAACTAAAGGATCATTGTCACCTGTAAACAATATTCTATGTCCGTCAAGTAAAGACACTCCGTCAATATTATAGCCTAAAGAACCTTCTATAATGGAAAACACATCACTGGTAAAATCATCTACTAAATCAATATCTTGTTTGGGAGTAGTACCAAAATTATAAAGTTTAATATTTGCATTAAATTCTATAATTGGACGTTTAGCCCGTTGTGCTTGATCAAATACTGGTTGCTGCCCTAGCTCAATCGCTGTTTTTTCTATTATGGATTCATGGAACCAGCGATTATATCTACTCCAAGGATTTCTATCTGAACTAGCTCTATTAATTGAAATATAATCCTTGACCAATGGAGCATATTTAACATCATTGTATGCCAATTTATCATATCCAGTGTCGTCAAACGTTACTTCAAAATCTTTAGTATAAGGTGCTATAATTTCTAATTGTTTTTCAGAGATAAGTTGAATCTTATCCCCTACACCTTCTACATAAAAGTCGCCTTCACTGTATAAACTTGGAGTTACACGACCTTTGAAATTAACTTTCATTCCATTACTTAAACTTAGACCACTGGCTAGTGTGTATGTTTGTTTATTGATTATCTCATTCTCAACATCTATTGCTGTATTTTCCGTAATATCAAAAATTTTAATAATTCCTGACGTATCGGGAGAATTTTCACTAACATAATATAACACGTCTGCGCATTCTAATGGAACCGTAAATGTTATTATACCATTTTCTATGGCATATCTATCTACACCATCTATAAATCTATTTGCTTCGCCTATTTGCCTTTGAGTTTTTATGCTAAAAGGTTCATTAGGGCAATCAATTTCAAATTGATATGTTTGACCACGATACAAAGTTAATGACGGATTTCTAGTTAATCCATCTGGTGTGAAAAGAAATGCTCTATTATCACCTTCATCACTTAGAACTACCTTGTAGGTACTAGTTATGGCTAGTTGTTGCCCAGGGATTGTTATAGCATCTGGACCAAATGGCAGCCAATAATAATGTGCAAAATTAACAATTTTATCCCAATCTATATGTGGTTCCCAGCTATAAAACTCTTGTTGATTAACTCTTTCATGATTATCAGTGCAACCACCTAATACTGTCAAAGTATTAACATAATCCAAATAATCTTTATAAAAATTTACATTTCCTAAGACATCTTCAATGACCAAACTTGGTTCAAGTTGATAATTTTGTCTGTCTTGAATGGGCTCATTTAAGAAGATATCACTAGCTGATGTAGCTTTAGAATTTTCTCTGCCTATATGCCCATTGAGACGACGTACAGTTCCACTTTGTATAAGTTGATTAATTGTTCCAGAAATAAACTTTTTGTTGCTGTCAGTTCTATAAAATCTAGGAATAAGATTTTCAGCTTTCCTTCTTTGATTAGGATCAATAGGCGGAGTATTTTCTAATTGATTATCTGCCATTAATATTCCCCAGTACTACTAGAAATATTTTGTTGTGACACAACTGTATTAGTTACATTTATAGCACCATCAGCTGATATATTACTGGCCGTTATGGCTGTAATTACTTCAATATCGTCAGTAGTAGCTCCATTAATAAAAATTTGATCACTTTCTGCTTTTATTTCAAATAAACTACCAAAATGTAAATCTGGTTGCCTAGGTACTATGACAATGTTAACTAGGTAGGGTGTAGTTTTATTCATAATGTAAGTTACTAATTCACTAAAATAAAAACTATCACCAAAATCCCAATTTTCCACAGAAAAGAATTCATTTATAGCAGATAAAACACTAGTTCTTATTTCATTATCACTGATAATTTGCTCAGGATTTTTAATTACTTTAAAACTGGCTCTAAGATTTAAACTAGCATTACTGCCAAATAATACTTTGTATTTTACTGGATGATAGATAACTTCATCACTCATAGCTTTGATAGAATTTAATTCTTTAGACAATGTTAAATTTAATTGATCTGAACTTAATGGTAAAGGCTCTGTGTCTAATTTGCCAATTAACCATCTTCTAAAATCTAAATCATATTGTTTAGTCAATACGTAAAGATCCATGATATTAATTTGTCCTGGATCAATTCTAGATTCGTAATCTGCACTATGTATGTATTGAAATTTTAAATCTGATCTACCTTGAAAAACTTTATAATCTAAGTTAGCTATAAATCTTCCTTTGGCTGCATCCCATTTTTGCACAGTATTAGTATCTATAAAGTAATAATATTGATCGGCAATTTTATTAATTATAGAACCAATGCTAGGTTTAATTTCTACTAGATTTTTATCATTACTAATTTTGTTTTTGACATATCTATAATCTGTTTGACCATTAGATATTTCATATTTTTCTAAAATTATGTATCTTGATTGGTCTGTACTCGGATCCACTATGATATCAAAAATATTTGGATCATCAACAACCCCGTCGTCATTGCTGTCATTAAAGGTTATTTCTATTTTTTTAGTATCTACATAACCGTCTATGCCTAAAAATTCTTTATGAATTTCCCAATCTAAATTATAGGTAAAGGGAATTATTTGATTTAAGCTAGCTGGATTAGTATTAATGTTTAATATTTTTATTTGATCTTTAACAATTGTGTTGCTTCTAGTGTCATAAATTTTATTAGTACTATCATAATGAAAACGAATTTGTTTGTCACTTTCAAAAATATATTTTAATTTTCTAGCTTTAACATTATAATATTCAGTGTCAGTGGTAAACAATAATAGCCAACTGCTATCTAATTTTTGATTACTGTTGTCACCAGATTTACCAATGTTAAAGCTGTCAATAATATTAAGATTGCTTTCAAATATTATTTTCCAATTTTTAGATGGTATATCGTATCTAAGACCAAATGGTTTGTTAGCAAAAATTAAATCAATAATATTTGTAATAGTGGCAGTATCTAAAGTAGTTCTCCATCTAGGTATAATATTTACTAGTCGAGTATTAGATGGAATTTGATTGTTTAAAGTAATTGCTCCATTGCCACTTGTTAATATGCCTGTTGGATCATCAGTATTGCTTCCTAGTCCATTATTAGTAACACTCACAACTTTGGCCCAAACATAAGTTGACCCTCCAATTGGGATTCCTGAATTAGGTATAGTTACAAGAGTATTTTCATTTGATCTATCAAAATAAAATCCAGTTTTTGCTTCAAATTTGATTAATGCCCCTGGTTCTATATTTTTTAAATCACTATTAGTTGTGCCAATTACTGTTTGAGCCAAGTCTGCAAAATAACCAGTACATTGATTAGTATCTTGAGTTACTTGATTCCATGTTAAATTATTGTATATTACTACTGTTTTACCATAATTGTCATAATAAAAATTACGGAGATTTATGTCTTTAATAAAATTAAAAACTTGATTATAAATTACACCTTCAATATCTGTTTTATTAATGTAATTAAATCTAAAACTGTCTTCATATGTTTGCTTATAAAGAACACCGTCATCGCCAAATAAATTTGTACTGCTATATTTGCCAGTTGGATCATTCAAATCAAAATATCTACTAATACCACTACTAGATCTATTAACTGCTTTAATTTTTATTATTTCTTGACTAACACTCAATGGACTAATATTATAATCCTCTGCTGTAATCATACGATTTTGTGTATAGTATGTAGCAGGTGCATTAATTTTTATTTGTTCATTGGTTTCAAAAGGTGCGCTATTGTTTACACTAGTTTGAAGTCCCATAGTTATGGTTATGACTTCACTTTGTCCTGTATTGGAAATATACTGAATATCTACTACAACATTTTTAATATCTTTAGGATTAATAGTATATCTAAGACCATTACTGATTCGATAATATATTCTAAAATTACCCATTGGTAAGGTGCCAAAGGTGCCATCACTAAATGCCACACTAACTCTATCATTGGTCCTAGTAATGACTGAATAGATATTCCTAATATTTTTCTTTAAGCTGTTATATATTATATTATTGCCTTCAAAACTTGGTACTTTTGCCCAAAATTCTGACTCAACACCTCTAGAATTTAATTTATACAACCAAACATCTGTATTATTAATGTTATCAGCATCAATATCTATAATTTCATTTGTGCTAGGGTTTGAAATACTAAATGTACCAGTGTTCAAACTACCCTGTCTAAAATGTGCAAAAAAACCAGAACTAGGACTGGCTGCTCCCCTGCCATCATCTCTATAAAGAAATGCTAAACTTTTACCTGCTTGTGGTGGATCTTCAACGATATCAATACCATTTTCTATAATGGTACTAACTACCTCAAAATTCATAGTCCTACCATCTACTACTTTGTTAAATGTGTATACGGGAATTACTGTATTTAAAGTTTGTAATCTATATTGTTCTGTAGGTATATTATAAATTACTGCTTTATTGTCTGGGTTACCAAACTGACTAGTTGATGGCAATGCTGCATTTATTACTTTGATAAATTGCTCGTACCAATTACTATTGGCATTATCATTCCAAACTATTTCCTGTCCACGTAAATTTCTGCCATTGCTATCAATGATATCTTGCGTTGTGCTAACACTTTGAAATTTAAGTAATCCATTGGCTGCAAGGTTACGTTTGGCATTATAGCCAATAGTTCTTGATAATCTCAGTACACTTTCTCTTCGTTCAGCTAATTCTAAAAAATTATCACGAGCATTTAGGTCTACTCTAAAAGCAATACTTTGACCTAAAAAAGCAATCATATCTATTAAAGCTAGATATTCGCTGCTTTCAATATAATCATTAAAGTCTTCTGGATAATTTTCTCTTAGATAGTCTACCATGACCCTACGAAGATTTTCAAAATCATAACTCTTAAAGTCCGCATTGCGATAACTTTGATAGATTTTCTTCCAATCTTCTGATACTAGCAATCTATTTTGTCTATTGGTCGATGACATTGACTATCCTTGTATTTGATATTTATAGTAGATAATAAACTACTAGTTTAACCAATTAATCCGTTGGCTTGATCAAATCTAAATCTCAATGATTCAGACACATCATAGGGCAAGTAAGTTAATTCACATTCAATTTGAATTCCGCTTTCATAGGCTGTAACAATTATGTTGTTGGCTATTACTCTAGGTTCATAATTGATAATATCTTCTACATTTTGTGCTATCAGTGCTTGTAAATCTTCAGTTAATGGTTCAAAAATTACATCCCAAATTATAGTACCAAACTCAGGATTCATTAATCTTTCGCCCTGTCTTACATGAAAATGATTGATAATATCTTGTTTAATTAAGGATAGATCATAAAGAGCAAATGATTCACTTTCATCACTTACTGTGCTAAACCCTCTGTATGTTCTAGGCAATGGTGGTTCTGATTTGGGTGAACGACCTTTTACAACTAATTTTTCATAAAGACGTTGGATAGCCATGATTATTTTTCCTTATTAATTTTAGCAAAGGTATCTGTACTGGTCGTGTATTTTTGCTTGTCAGCAGACCATCCTGACCAATACTCTGGTTGATTTTTATCTATTAATAAAATTGATTCACTATTTTCTTCATTTCTTCCATCAATATCTCTGTCTGTTTTTTCAGGAGTAAATTTTTGTGGATCTAAATTTTCATGATGTGCCCATGGCTCATGTGTCGGCACACGGCGCATAATCGTGCTAGATAATTTTTCACCATATTCATCTGGCAAACTATGAGTTTTTAGCACTTTAGGCAATTCAGCTTCGGCTGCTGTGGCTGCTGTACTTGCTTCAGGAGCTGCTGGTCCATTGAGATTAATTTTACTAGCCTTAAGAACTAAAGTTGCCCCACCAATGCTAGTTGCTCCACCACCAGTCCATCTACTGGCTCCACCGCTTTTAATATCAAGGGCTCCCCCAGCAGTGATTACATTATTTCCTCCAGAATTAAGTTCTGAATTTCCTCCAGCAGTTAATTTATTATTGCCTCCGCTTTTAAGGTCAAAATTGCCACCATTTTTATGCAAATGATTTAGATCAATAGTGGTGTTAACATTGCCTTGGATCCAATTAGCCTGATTACCTTTTACTATGGTATTTTGATCAGCAACTACTTCAGTTTGCATTTCTCCGCCAACTTTGGTGTTAAAATTACGACCACATTCCATATTGATATCTCTATCAGCATAAAGATTTAAATCATTTTTTGTATGAACACTGATACTGTCTTCTGCATAGATGTCTATTTTACCATTGCTGGTTAGTTCTATCCAAGTAGTACCACGGGCATTGCCTATATAGATTAGGTCTTCACTGTTGTGTAATAATATTTGATGTCCTGTTCTAGTTCTTAGCCTAATTAATTCGTTATGGGGAATAGTAACATCTCCCCCAGTTTCCTTTCCTTCAACTGAAGCATACTCAGGTGGTGCTTCGCTTGCTGGTTTCTTTCTAAGAAATTTATCATCTCCGTCATCCATAACAAAACTAGAACCGCCCAATCTGCTAACAAAAGTTGTAGCTTCGTTATCTATTTTACCTGATTTAGCTTTTTTTGCACCGTCTTGTTTGTCTACGGGACCAGGTGTACTAATGCCAAAAACAGCGCTAGGCCATTCTCTTCTTGCACTGCTGCTTGTAATGCCTCTAATATCATCCAGTAATAAACCTTGCTGATCTAATATATCTTTAAAAGGATGAATAGCTTTTTTAGTTTTAGTTAGATCAGAGGGACACATATCAATTGCTTTTAAATTATATTCAGCAACAGGCAACCGTTTTTTAATAGTTTCATTATTATAGGTTGTTGACGCATATCCTGGGGTCATAAAATTCACACCGGGGTTTTGTGCGTTATGCACGCAACCAATCCAATAACCTTTTTTAGGATCTCCCTCTACAAATATGACCATTACAATGGATCCCACATCAGGAGGAATCATCCACATGCCATAACTTTTTTGTGAGTTATTATAGTCTAGTTCTGTTGTGGCATATTCTGAATCAGTATATCCCATAAAAGGACTCATGTATCTTACTTGGTGTAATTGACCTTCTTTTTTATTATCACTGCCAACCTCTCGTAAAAGTTGTACTTGTAAGTTGCCCATATATGCTGGATCTAAAAAACTAACAATTTTGGCTAGATATGGTCCTGGATTATTACTACCTGTTCCTGTGGCTGCCCTTTTACTATCTGCCATTATGGACCCCCTACTGCATTTTCATATCCTGTTGGAGGAGTAAATGCAGATTTTGCAGGTGATTTGTCTGAAGAGTCTGTGGGTTTTAAATCTTGATTCATCATTCTCATTAATTTTAATTGTTGGGTAAAAACATTTCTTTCAAAGGAACTTTCAACTTGATATACTCTATATAATCCGCTGAACTCAGGAACTATCTTTCCTTTATTTCCAAAATCATATAATCCTTCATTAGGGTTAAGATCAATGGGATTTCTAAAATTTACTAAAATATAAACTTCGCCATCTTGTGCATTCATAGCACCATCAGAGTTCATTTCAGGAACATTTGTAGCTTTTGCTGAGTAGTTGCCTATTCCACTGTCAGCTATATAAAATGGATCTCCTAATATTTTCATATTAAGTGATATCATATCAGTTCCAGTGTTTATGGCCTTGTTAAATTGTCTAGCAGCAATTGTACTGGCATCATCCCCAGCAGTAATACCTCCTACTTTGGCATTCATTGAAGTTTCTGAATATAACGTTATTACTTTAGTTTGAGCCTGTCCTGGATTATAATTAGTCTCATCACTGTCTAAATTACTCGCCCCAAAAATATCAGCTGCGTCTCTTTCAACATCAATTTTCTTTCCACCTTGCTCTTTTTCTTCTTCTTGTAAATTTTGTTGTAACGATTCATTATTTTTGCCTCCATCAGCATTGAGTGCTTGATAAAAACTTGTTTTAAAATCAATACTAAAATCTAAAATATCAAGATTTTTTCCAGTATACAAGTATTCGTATTTTTTAACTGCATTGTACTTTTTTTCTTCAATTTTTTTAGCTGGCTGAGCACCTGGAACAAAATTTGTATAGTCAATTTTATAAGGCACCACTCTAAAAACACTTAGTGTTGGGTAACGTTGATTGCCTTTTAATTTTTTATTAGTTGATAGTATATAACATTGTGTTTCAATTCTCCACCAATTTACTTTATGATCTTTGTCAATATTAGATGGGTCTAAGGCTCTTCTTCCATAATCACTAGCTAGTACAATTTCGTTAATGGCATCAGTGATACTAGTGTTTGCTTCAAATTTTGCTGTACCTTGAGTTTTTGAAATCTGTAAACTTCCTCTGGTAAATGTTCCAGTTTTTTCATCATAGACAGCATCTTCTCTACCAAAAGCTGCTTCTGCTTTTTTTACATCGTCACCAAATCCAATAGGACTTTTACCGATAGGATTTAAATTTTCTTCTTTTTGAAACAAACTATCTTCTTTAGATTCAACACCCAATTTTGAAAAAATAACACTATCGCTTTCCTTACTGGATGCTGCTGGTGCGCTCACTGTTGCCGTTGGTGGATCTTTTTTGTCATCAGTTTTATTAGAATTATTGCCTGTTTGTAAATCTATGGGAAATATTATTAATACTCTGTCTGGTTCAATTTCAAGCTTTTTAGCTTTTTCTCTAAGTGAATCGTTAATGACATTTTGCAAACTTAGTTTTTTTTCTTGTGATCCAGTCTGTAGCATTTGCTGTACTGTTCCGCCTTCTATACTGGTAGCACTTAATAATTTATTAACATCAGTGCTATAGGCTTTTTCATTCCATGGATATGCCTCACATTGGTACACTGTGCCTTGTCCAGTAATTTTCATACTGACTTCTCTAAGTTTGATAGGAATATGCTTTCTAGACAACGCTGCTCTAAAATTTTGTTGATTTGCTGTTTTATGCCCTTTAAATTCTAAACTTAATAGCATGGGCATATCTAACCAATTGGCCCAACCAGCTTGAAATGCTGCAACTTGAACTGTTTGAAAGAACAGCCCTGTGCTATACGGTTCTACAATTTGAAAACTTACAGATGTAGAATTAGTATTCCCTGTAGCTTGGTTAAAACCTATTATGCCGCTAATTCGAACGTTATCTATAAAAGCATCAAATCTTCCAGATGGATTTGCTTTACTTTTGAAATTGGTTAATCTTATGGCGTTGCTGTTAAGAATATCTCCAGTACCGCCACTTTTTAAAATTATAGGTCCAAGAATATCTTTTCTATACGTCTCATCAGGAAAGTTTATGGCAACTCCACTAAGAACACTTAGAGTAAAAAGACAATTATAGCTATCAAAATCATTGAGTTCATTGGGAAATGGCTCACCTGGAATTCTTTCAACATATTCTAAATCTTTGCCAGATAATAATATTCCATTCAAATCTATAGCTACATTTTTATCAATTTCTGGATCAATAATCTTTCCAGGTATAGGTTTAGTTATACCTCCTAGACTAGAAAGGCCACCTCCTAATCCAGGAATTTTATTTTGCAATCCACTTAATGCTCCTGAAACACCATTGGCTAAATTGACATTTTCTAATTTTTTAGTGACAAAATTTTTGGCTGTGGTAGCAGCTTTGGTTATATCAAATCCCATATTAGTTCCCTAAAACTTTCATTAAACTGTTGGATTTTGGTATGTAAAACTGAACTCCTGGAACAAAATCAAATATGGGATCTTGTATAATATCTAAATTACGTTGCATAAAAACCCACCAAAGATCAGGTGTTCCATATAAATCATAACTTAATAGATCTGGTCTATAGGCATATTGACTTTCTAACGTATAAAGATAATCATCAAGTTCGGCACTAACTGGTCTGATGGATAATATGCCTAGATACTCTCTAGTTATTTCTGTATTATACCAAGGACTGTTTGAATTATAAGCTGTTACATTCATTATAGATATCCTTGACCTTTATATCCACCTTTGACAAATTCTTCTAAATTAAATTGACGTACCTGCGTTCTACTATACACAGGCATGATCGTTACACTAAATTGACTGCTTGTTGGCACATGTGATGGTGCAACTAACATTTCTTTAGTTGCTGATTTATCTCCGGCTCCCCCACTAATACTCTTTGCTATACTAGCCCCATTAGAAAGAAAATTTAATACTTGACCAACATTTGTAGCACCAACTGCACTGGCCACCCCAGATAATAATTTAGCGTTTGCACCAATTTTATCTAATTTAGATGCGCCTGCTCCGCCTGTCGAACTTCCCGATGAACCTGGTGCTTGTTTCATTATATCTACACTGATATAATCAACTTCCTTAGGCAATGTTACACTGAAACTTTTAACCACAACAGGAATGTTTTTAAAAACATAATCGCCATAGGCACTGAATTTTAATATGGGAGGTGGATTTCCCACATAAGCATTTTCTCCAGCATACATTTTAGTAACACTTCTTAAAAAATGCACAGCAGCAATCCAATATAATGCTTCATTATAATCTTGAACAAAAAAATCGCCATTTATTTGTATATCACTAACTTTACTGTTTTGATAGGCCACAAATTGATAATTTTGATGCGTAAGGGCCTGCTCTGTATAACTAGCATTATGACTAATGGTAATAGTGGGAGTATATGGAAATATTAATCCGCCAGATTCTCTTATAGGTTCTAATATCTGACCTTTTCTAAAAACTTCATTTACATCACTCATACCTGGGAGATATAATCTAGCTCTCCAATCTTTACTGGCATCTGTGACAAAGGTGGCATTAGCACCAGCAGCACCAGCAGCTTGGCCACCTTTTGGAAGATTAATACTGCGAATTGCACTAAGTACTTTGCTGGGATTGCCTGAAGATAATGCAGATCCTAGGCTTGAAACTACGCCAAGACCACTAGATACGGCCCCAAAAGCACTTTTTGCACTACTGATTGGATCAAAAGGCATAATCACCACTCCTTGGCTAATATTTATTTGACTTTATAATATACATATATTATAATACACCTATCATAGGACTGACTGATGACCGTAAACTATCTTAATAATCGTGATCTCTTAGAGGAAATTCATAGAAGTAAAAATTCCTATAGCGTATACGCTAGTCCAGAATATCATCAATATGATATTATTCTCCCTAGTTTGGACAAAATTAATATTAGAACCACAGCCGAAGCCAAACGCAATCGTGCCAAACGAATTGGCGATGAAAATTACTCACGTAGAAAAGCAGCAGGTGAAAAAATCAAAATGGCTGACTGCGAAATTGATTATAAAAAAATCCCAAAGCTTGATCTAGTATTTAGGATCATGACCTATGAACATATTCCCGTAAACAAAACACGCAAGAAAAGTCAAAAGACCGAAGCTGACGGCAGAGACAAAGTAAACTTTCCTCCCTTCCAACATTGGAAGTTTGACGAAAATGATGAACTAATTTGTGTGGGCAAAAGTCATTGGAAAGGCACATTAGACAAAGGTCGATTCAGCAAGGATCACGGACAGATTTCAAATAACCTTGCCCGTATGTATATCAAACTGTGTGAGCGATATGCTACCCGAGGCAACGTCAGAGGTTACACTTACAACGATGAAATGCGAGCACAGGCCATACTGCAATTAACCCAAATAGGATTGCAATTCAACGAGTCAAAAAGCAATAATCCCTTTGCATACTTTACTGCTGCGGTGACCAATAGTTTTGTACGCATTATCAATATTGAAAAGAAAAATCAAAACATTCGAGACGATATCTTAGAAATGAATGATATGGCTCCCAGTTATACTAGAACCAGTAACGCTGAATACTCAGCTGGATTACGTAGACATGAACGTGAGGAAGAATGACAAATCTGTTTAAACGTGTGGCCCTATTCACAGACATACACTTTGGACTTAAAAGTAACAGTGCCACCCACAATCAAGACTGTGAAGATTTTGTAGATTGGTACATTAGCAAAGCAAAGGAGTTAGATTGCGATGTTGGGATTTTTATGGGTGATTGGCATCATAACCGTAATAGTCTTAATATTACGACCATGGATTATAGTCTTAGAGCCTTGGAAAAACTGGGGCAAGCCTTTGATCGTTTTTATTTTTTTCCTGGCAATCATGACTTATACTACAAAGACAAACGCGATATTCATAGCGTAGAATTTGGCAAGTACATTCCTGGAATCACTGTTGTACATAAGCCCATGACAGTGGGCAATGTGACCATGTGTCCTTGGCTAGTAGGCGACGAATGGAAAAGCATAGGTAAAAAGGGTGGCAAATATATCTTTGGTCACTTTGAATTGCCTAGCTTTTTTATGAATGCCATGGTACAGATGCCAGATCATGGCGAAATTAAATTAGAACATTTTCAAAATTACGAACTTGGCTTTAGTGGACACTTCCACAAACGTCAACAACAAAAGAATATGATCTATATTGGCAATGCATTTCCGCACAATTATGCAGATGCTTGGGACGATGATCGTGGCATGTGCGTACTAGAATGGGGAGGGCAACCAGAATATTATAGTTGGCCAGATCAACCCACTTTTAGAACTGTCAAACTCAGTGAACTAATTGACAATGGCGCTAAGATTATCAAGCCCAAACAACATCTCAGAGTTACCTTAGACATTGACATTAGCTATGAGGAAGCCAGTTTTATTAAAGAAACTTACTTGGCAGACTATGCCATCAGAGAATTAACCTTGATTCCAGAAAAGCGTGAAGTAGAATTGACCAGCGACACCGACATTAAGGCATTTGAAAGTGTGGATCAAATTGTGACCAATCAATTAATCAGTGTGGAAAGTGACACTTACGACGTAAACCTTCTATTAGACATTTATAATAACTTATGATTCGTATTAAAGATTTAACTGTTAAAAATTTCATGAGCGTGGGCAATCAAACCCAAGCAGTAGATTTTTGCAAAGAACAACTTACTTTGGTGCTGGGCGAAAACTTGGATCAAGGTGGTGACGACAGTGGCAGTCGCAACGGCACTGGTAAAACTACTATTGTCAATGCACTAAGTTATGCTTTGTTTGGACAGGCTCTTACTAACATTAAGAAAGATAACTTAGTCAATAAGACCAATAATAAAAATATGATTGTCACACTGAATTTTGAAAAAAGTGGTGTGAGCTATAAAATAGAACGTGGTCGCAGACCTAATATCTTTAGATTTTTTATCAATGGAGAAGAACAGGACACTGACAACATTGACGAAAGTCAAGGTGATGTTAGAGAAACTCAACGTGATTTAGATACACTATTAGGCATGAGTCATGACATGTTCAAACACATTGTGGCACTTAATACCTATACCGAACCATTCCTCAGTATGCGAGCTGCTGATCAACGAATGATCATTGAACAATTATTGGGTGTTACCTTGCTCAGTGAAAAAAGTGAAAGCTTGAAAGAATTAGTTAGACTAACTAAGGAGGAAATTAATCAAGAATCTGCCAACATTGAAGCTACTAAAAAGAGCAACGACCGTATTGAACAAAGCATCACCGGCTTAGAAACCAAACAACGAGCATGGCGAAAACAGCAAAAAGACGATTGTGAAAAGGTTGCTGAAAAGATTTTAGAATTGCAAAATATTGACATTGCACAAGAACTGGCACAACACGCTCTGTTAAAAAGTTATGATGAATTATCAGCTAAGATTCGAAGTCTCAACAAGGAAAAATCCACTTTAGAAACTGCTGTTGGGCAGGCTGAAAAGTCCGTGAACAAGTACAAAAAAGAAGTGGAACAACTTGCTGATAAGACTTGTCATGCTTGTCAACAACAATTGTTGGATCATAAACACGGCGAAATGACCGAAACTGCCTTGGCTAATTTCAACGAAGCTAAGGAATATTTCAAAAAAACTTCAGCCAGTTTGAAAAAGATTCAAAAAGAAATCAAAGATATTGGCGATATTAACGGACGTCCTGAAACATTTTATGACACCGTTGAACAGGCATTGAAACATCAAAACAACTTGACCAGTTTGGAAGAAGCTCTAGTCAAACGTAATGATGATGTGGATCCTTATCAAGAACAGATTGACGAATTACGCAACACAGCCATACAGGAAGTAAGTTGGGATCATGTTAATCAATTAAACAAACTAAAAGAACATCAGGAATTTTTACTTAAATTATTGACCAGCAAGGACAGTTTTATTCGTAAGAAAATTATTGATCAAAACTTGGCCTATCTAAATAATAGACTAACTTACTATCTAGACAAGATGGGATTGCCACATGTTGTTAGATTTCAAAATGACCTCACTGTGGAAATTACACAGTTAGGACAAGACTTGGACTTTGACAACTTGTCACGTGGCGAACGTAATAGATTAATCTTAGGTCTAAGTTGGAGTTTCCGTGATGTATGGGAAAGCTTGTACGATAATATTAATTTATTGTTTATCGATGAGCTTATTGACAATGGATTAGATGCTAGTGGAGTAGAAGGTGCATTGGCTGTGTTGAAGAAAATGGCACGTGAACGTAACAAAAATATCTACTTGATCAGTCATAAGGATGAATTGATTGGCCGTGTAAACAATGTGTTGAAGGTCATTAAAGAAAATGGCTATACTAGCTATGCCAATGATTTGGAGGTAGTTGAATGATTCCAAGAGATGAAGAGTTACATGACAAATTAATGGAAGCTTTTAGAGAATATTTCAAAGCCAATCAAGCATGGTTGGCCAAAGGCACACGTAGAGCAGGCATGGATACTAGGCATTGGCTCAGTGAAATCCGTCATTTTGCCATCATGCGAAGACAGGAAATTCAAGTATGGCGTAGGGCAATAGAAAAAGAAAAGGCACAACGACAACTTCAAAAGGCACAGGAACAGGCAGAGAAAGACGCTATATAGTTGATGTCATGGTATTATCAAGATCAACTAGTCACAGAAATCTCAGAAGATTACATAGGCTTCGTCTACATCATAACAAATTTAACCACAGATAAAAAATACATAGGCAAAAAACTCGCCAAGTTCGCCAAAACCACCTATAAGGTTGTTAAGCTGAAAAACGGCACAAAGAAAAGAAAAAGAATTCGAGGCAAAATAGAAAGTGACTGGCAAGAATATTATGGCTCCAACGACGAACTCAACAAAGACGTATTAAAATTAGGCAAAGAAAATTTCAGGCGAGAAATTTTATATTACTGCAAGACCAAAAGCGAATGTAGTTACATAGAGGCAAGAGAACAATTTTCAAGGCGTGTATTAG